TGAGCAGGATGCTGAGTGACTGGCTCGGGCCGGTGACCTTAAGCGTCGATACCGACCAGATCAGCGAGCTCGCGGACGACCGAGCGAAGCTGTGGGAAGTCGTTGGCGGTGCGTCTTTCCTCAGCGATGAGGAGAAACGCGACATGCTGGGGTTCTCGAAATGAGCAAGCTGACGATGAGCGCGGAGGCGTTGCTCGCGAGCCTGATGGTGCAGGCGGAAGGGCGCGGGGTGGACCTGGTGACGCTGCGCGCTTTGGTCGAGGAATCGAGTCAGGCGGGAGCGCGGCGGGCGCTGGCGTCGCTCGGGCTCGACGACGAGCGGGCGCGGCGCGACATGGATGAATTGCGCGAGCTGCTGTCGGCCTGGCGCGATGCCAAGCGGACGGCGTGGCGGGCGGTGGTGGGGTGGCTGGTGCGAATTGCGCTGGCAGCGTTGCTGATCGGGATCGCGGTGCGGCTGCGGCTGACGGATTTGGTGGTGAGCGGGTGACGCGCTTTGCCGGTTACGCCGCCATTTTCGATCGGCCGGACAAGGGCGGCGACATCATCCGCAAGGGAGCGTTCGCGCGGGTGCTTCAAAGGGCAGGGGAGGTGCCGCTGCTTTGGCAGCACAGGTCTGGCGCGGTGATCGGGCGGATCGAGCATCTGAGCGAGGATGAGCGTGGGCTACGGGTGATCGCCGCGGTGGGGGACGCGCGAGCGTCCCGGCTGCTCGGCAGCGGCAAGGTGGACGGGTTGAGCTTCGGTTATCGGGTGCGGGAGGCGAAGAGTGCGGGTGCGCTGAGGGAGTTAATTGAGCTGGATTTGATCGAGGTGAGTCTGGTCGCGAACCCCATGCAGCCAAACGCTCGGGTGCATGCGGTTGAAAGGGACTTTAGCGCGGTTTCGGCGGGTTCTTGCGAAACGCAGTTACAAAGCCATCAAAGCGAGGGTCTGCATTCGCACGGGCACTGCACGTCTTGAGCGTCTCAACATTGCCTTTTGGATCGTCGGCCAGAGCCTTCAAGACCTGTGAATAATGATCGAGTTGCTTCGGGGTTTCGCCGGGATGTTCATAATCCCATTTTTCGGCGAACCATGCGTTCATTATCAAGGTCTGTTCCTGGATATCCGCCTCAAGCCGCTTGGCCACGGCCATCCTGTAAGCGAATTGGAAAGCGGTGGCGCAGTCGAAATCATTGCTCGGGTCGACGGTCGTGGCGGTTGCGCTTGAGGCGACAGTCAGAGCGAGAAGAGCGAAAGAGCAGGACAGATTCGAGATGCGCATACAGTCTCCTGCAGGCCGTCTGCCGCCTGATGATTAAAGAGGAGTGAAGCGGGGCTGGAAGCAGGAGTGAAGTAGGCGGATCCCGGATCAAGTCCGGGACGACGATGAGGTGGTGAGGGTCGCGAGAAATCGCGGCCCTTTTTGTTTGCGGATTTCACACGGGAGAAGACGGAGATGGTGGAAGTGAAGGCGGATGCGCTCGAGCGGTCGTTCGAGGAATTCGAAGATGAGGATGACGGCGTTGTGGCGCTCCGCGCGGAACTCGACCAGCTGAAGGCAAAGATCGCCGCGGGGGTGATCCAGGCGCAGCGGGTGCCGTTGGATGTCATTGGTCGCGATGGCGTGAAGTCGGCGGAGGCGGCGAGCTTCGTCGATCAGTATCTCCGGCGCGGGATCGAGAGCGGGTTGGAGACCAAGGCGATCGGCTCCTCGACGGATGCGATCGGCGGTTATGCGGTGCCGGAGGAGATCGACCGCTCGATCGATGAAACGCTCATCGCGATTTCGCCGATCCGCGCGATCGCCAATGTCGTGAAGGTCGGCAGCGCCGGCTATCGCAAGCTGATCGCAAGCGGCGGGACTCCGTCTGGGTGGGTCGGGTTCGAGGCGGCGCGGCCGGAAACGGGGACGCCGACGTTTACCGAAGTGGTCCCGGCGAGCGGAGATCTCTACGCCAACCCGGCGGCGTCGCAGCAGATGCTCGACGATGCGATGTTCGACGTCGAGAAGTGGCTCGCCCACGAGATCGCGACCGAGTTCGCGCGGGCCGAGGGCAAGGCGTTTGTCGCCGGCACGGGGGCGAGCCAACCGCTCGGGTTCCTGAGCTCGCCCAATGCGGCGACGGCGGACTCGGCGCGGCCGATCGGGACGCTGCAGTTCCTCGGGACGGGTACTGCGGGCGGCTTCCCGGCGAGCAACCCGGCGGACAAGCTGATCGACCTCGTGCAGACGTTGCGCTCGCCTTATCGGCAGGGCGCGGTATTCGTGATGAACTCGGCGACCGCGGCGAGCATCCGCAAGTTCAAGACGGCGGACGGCGCCTTCATGTTCCAGCCGAGCCTGGCGGCGGGGCAGCCGGCGACGCTGCTCGGCTATCCGCTGATCGAGGCGGAAGACATGCCGGACATCGCGGCGGGGAGCCTGGCGATCGCATTCGGCAACTTCCGCGCGGGCTATGTGGTCGCCGAGCGCAACGCGACAACGATCCTGCGCGATCCCTACACGCACAAGCCGTACGTCCACTTCTATGCGACCAAGCGGATCGGCGGTCAGGTGGTGAACTCGGAAGCGATCAAGCTCCTGAAGTTCGCCTGACGCCGGAGGGGGGCGGTGCGCCCCTGACGCCGCCCCCTCGATCCCCTCACCCTCCCGTCGCTCGCGGCGGGTCCCTCCCTCTCGCGCAGCCGCGAGAGAGGCTAGTTTGAAGGAGCCGCAATGGCGGACCCCTTTCAGCCGAAGTTCGTCGATCTCGTGCGCAACACGACGACGACGACCGGCACCGGCAATTTCACTCTTGGGCCGGCGGTCAGCGGCTACACGAGCTTCACGGCGGCGTGCCAGGTCGGCGACGGCTTCTATTATTCGGCGATCGGCATCGACAAGCCGCAGGAGCGCGAAGTCGGCCGCGGCACGTTGCTCGCCGGCGGACAGATCAGCCGCGATCCGATCGGCGGTGCGAAGACGAACTTCACCAACGGCACCAAGTCGGTCGCGCTGATCGCGGCGGCGGAATGGTACCAGGCGGCGCAGCAACTGATGGCCGCAGTGAGCCCGTTCGGCCAAGCGCTCGCCAGCGCATCGAGCGCTGCTCTGGCGCGGGGCACGCTCGGCCTGGGTCAGGCGAGCATGCTCGACAGCGACGCGGACGCGACGCTGTCGGGGAACAGCGATACGAAGGTGCCGACGCAGAAGGCCGTCAAAGCTTATGTGGACTCGCGCCAACCGGCGGGCGCCCTAATGGCTGCGAACAACCTCGCGGACGTTGCGAGCGCGAGCAGTGCGCGCTCGAACCTCGGGATCGGGAGCGCGGCGCTCGAGCCGGTCTCGCGCTTTCCCGTGACGATTGCAGACCGGGTGGCGCTTGCGGCTTATTCCGCTACGTCGACCACCTATCTGCGCGAGAACGGGCGCGAAGGATTGTTCGTCTGGGACGGCTCCAACCAGGCGGCAAATGTCGGGGTAGATAGCGGGCAGGGCATCTACGTGGCGCCCGCATCGGATCCGACCGGAGCGTCGGGAGCGTGGGTCCGCAAATTCTCGGGCGCGGTCAGTGTCAAATGGTTCGGAGCGAGAGGTGATGGCGCCAGCAACGACGGTGCGGCCTTTGCCGCCGCCATTGCGGTGCTCAAACGAATCGGCGCGGCGCTCGTCAACGGGCCCTACCACCAGGCTTCGCCGACGCTCTACATTCCCGCCGGGAACTACTATCTCGGCACGACCACGCTCGACATCACGCACACCCTTGTCATTGAGGGCGAGGGGGTGTTCGGCGGTGCGGGCAATGCCACCAGGCTCACTTGGGCGGCGGATACGACCGGCATTCGCATCCAGCGTTACGACACTGCCGATGTTGCTTTAGTCGACAACGTCAGCACGCACTTCGGCGGCGATGGGACGAGCATCCGAGGGCTCGCTTTGTTCGGCGGCTATTCGGGGACGGAGGGCGAGTATCACGGCATTCATGCCAAGGCTCAATTCTGTCTCGAAGGCTGCCACATTCAGAACTTCGCGGGAGACGGCATCTACGCAAATGCGACGGCGGGCTCCGGGGCTGCGTACGAGGGCAACGCCAACAACGTCCGAATTACAAATTGCTCGGTCGCTTCGTGCCGCAATGGGCTGTTCGTCGACGGCGCCGACACGAACATCTGGACCGTCATCGGCCTCAACGCCTACGCCAACCGCCGCTGGAACGTCTGCGACAGCTCGTTCCTCGGCAACACCTACGTCGGTTGCCACACTGCCACGGGCGGGTGGATCACCGGATCCATTCCGACCACGGTCACCTTTTCGGGAAACCGCTATTGCGTGAAGAAAAACCAGGAGGCGGGCGCATCGACGAATGCCCCCTCCGGAACGACCGCCGACAATGTTTGGTGGTATTATCTCGGTGCGGGCGGAACCAACCCGGCCTTCAACATCAACGCCTGGGTTTCGGGCGCCAGCTACCGCGACGGCGGCAGCTATCGCGCCGACGGCGAGGGCAACGCCGGGACCGTTTTCTGCGGCTGCTATAGCGAGGGCGATCAGCCGCCGGCGCAGATCGACTATCCGGCGCTGGTCATGGGCAGCTCAATGTCCAATCAGGTCAAAGGCGTGTCGGTCCTCATCGGAGGGCCTGACATTTATTCGCACGGCGGGGGACTCAAGGCCGATGGCGGCCTGTCGGTCTACGGCTCTGGGCACAACATCGGCCCGCAGAGTGGCAGCAGCGACAATGTCGTCAGCCTGAGCACAGCCAACTCATTTGCGCAGGTCCAAGGAGTCAGATGGCCGGGAGGGACGACCATCGGCTCGCTCGGTTTTTATTACGGCTTCGGCAACATCCATAACGTCAGCAATTCCGGGTGGTCGCACAAGTTCAGGATCAACGGAACCGATACTGTCGTCATCAGTTCGACCGGCCTCACGTCGGTCGCCGGGATCACCAGCTCGGGCGGCGGGATCGGTTACACCACGGGCGCGGGTGGAACGGTCGCGCAGGCCACATCGAAGAGCACAGGCGTCACTCTCAACAAGCTCTGCGGACAGATCACGATGAATGCCGCAGCCCTGGCCGCGAACGCCGGTGTGTCGTTCGCTGTGACCAACAGCCAGGTCGCGGCCACCGACACCATCGACCTGTGCCTTGCCTCCGGCAACGCAGCGGCGGGTACCTACAACTATCAGGTCGACAAGGTCAGCGCCGGCTCGTTCGTCATCTGGGTCAGGAACATCTCGGGCAGCTCGCTTTCCGAGGCCCTGGTGTTCAACTTCTCGGTCAAGAAGGCGGTGGCCGCATGAGTATCGGCGCGCTGACCATTAGCGAAGCGCCGATCGCGGCGCAGTCGGGTTCGAACTCGAACGTCAAGAACCCACCACCCAAGCGGACCATCGTCGCAACCGCAGATCCGGTCGCGCAGCCGGAGCCGCGCTGACGCGCAAGCAAAAGGACGACAATGACGCTTCTTCTCAAGGATCCGGCGGCGGTCCTCGACTACGCAATCGATTGGGGCGCCGAGTATCTCGACGAGGATGACATCCTGGTCGCGAGCGCCTGGTCGGTAACCCCGGACGAAACGGACGGAGTGGCGATCGTCAGCAGCACGTTTGGCGATCGACGTTCAACGGTGCAGGCCGGCGGCGGGGTTTCAGGGCGGCTGTACCGGCTTGTCAATCGCGTGACGTCCCAATTGGGCCGCGTCGACGAACGGTCGATCGTGCTGCGCGTGGAGCTGCGCTGATGAGCGGGTTGGCGGAACCGATCGTCACGCTGAGCGAGGCGCAGGCCTATGTGCGGATCGAGACTGGAGAAGAGGAAGCGGTACTCGCTGGACTCATCCGCACGGCGAGTGGCCTCTGCGAAGCCTTCATCAACCAGATTGTCATCGCCCGCGACTTCGCCGTCGATCTGCCGTCGAGCGGGGCGTGGGAGCGGCTGCCGATCACGCCGGTGAGGTCGATCACGGGCGTGCAGTCAGTGGACTTGGCCGATGTCGCGACCGCGGTTCCGAGCGACAATTATACGGTGGACATTGACTTTGCCGGCGACGGCTGGGTGCGGCTGGCCCAAGCGAGCGGTTCGCGAATTCGAGTCAGCGGGCGGGCCGGGATTGCGGACGACGAGAACGGAGTCCCTGAGCCCATTCGCCAGGGAGTGTTGCGGCTCGTCGCCCATCTGTTCACGTCCCGCGATGGAGACGGCGGCGAGCCGCCTGCGGCGGTGACCGCGCTTTGGCGCCCCTATCGCAGGACGCGGCTCGCATGACTGAATTTACGGGCACACTGCGCGAGCGCCTCGTGATCGAGCGGCCCGTCTCGCTGCGCAACGCAATGGGCTTGCAGGAGCCCGGGTGGGAGGAGGTTTGCCGCTGCCTTGCGGGGGTCGCGCTCGAAACGGTCGGGCCGGAGAGCGAAGCGCAGGCGCTGAGTGCCATGCCGAAGTATCGTATTACGATCCGTCGGCGTGATGGGATCGCGATCGATCAGCGGATCCGCTGGAGCGGGCGAACGATCATGGTCCGCCAATTGCTCGACGATCCGCGCGCGAAGGACCGCATCGTTATGCGGTGTGAAGAGGTGCGGGGATGATGAAGGATCTGCTGAAGCGCGGTGACGCCGTCGCGCGGGTACGGCAGCGGCGGAAGGTGGATTCGGTCGCGCAGCATTTGCGCGCGATGTTCGGCAGCGCCGCCGTTGAGGTTGAAGAGGCGCGCGTGCTCGTGCGCGGACGCGGTCTGATCAAGCGGTGGCTGCTCGATCCGAAGCTGCGATTCCTCGGCGGAGATTTGAAATGAGCGCTGGTGGAGCACTTCAGACCGCGATTGCGGCTGTTTTAAGCGGTGTGGACGGCCTCAACGGCGTGTTTGACGGCCCGCCGGCGCGCGCCCCTTATCCTTACGTGGCACTTGATGCGACCACCGAGCGCGATTGGAGC